ATGAATCCGTTTAACGCCATTACTTTTGCTGCATTGTGCGGGCCTCTGGCTTGTCCTGCTGCTATGGCGCAGGAGTTCATCATCCAGCCAGCCCCTGTGATTGCTAAACCTTTTGAGTACTCTCCTTCTGTTGAGGAATTCTCACGCAAAATGGAAGAGGGTAAGGAGATCTTGCAAAAGTTAACAATTGCAGCAGATGACTACTATATCTGTTTGATTGATCTTAATAGCCAAGATGCTCGCGAGTTTGTTTCCAAAAACGGGACAGATACGACAGAGGCATGCGAAATGTTCCTGCGTGCTTTTGAAGAAGAAGTGAAGCGTACAATTGAATCGCCTCTGCCTGAATTTATCAGGTCAGAACTGAAGGTTTACTGGCGTCATATTGCTAAAGCTCGCTCATCTGTCACTCGCCTTAACAATTACATAAAGAGCATATTTAAAGAAACTGTTACTTTTAGCGGGCGCGCGGATCTTGCTGGAATTGCAGCACTAGCTAGTCACACATCAAATAAGCTAAAATCGATGCAATTTCACTAACCGATAGCGGACGACCATGCATCTAGAAGTCTCTATTAATCCAGAAACTAGAGCTGAATTTTTTGATGAAGTTTTTCTCAAATTCCCGGAGCTAGAGTCTTCTATCATTGATGATTTCAAGAGATACAAAGCAACCGGTGAGCTTCCGCATTATTTCGGTAGGGACGTTGCGTATACTCAGCCTTATGGTGCTTTTCGGGCTGGGTTGATGCATATCCATCTTTGTCTACCGCCAAACAAGTTTCCCGAGAAACTTCCACAACCGGATAGGGTCTGCAAGAAAGGTGATCCTGATAATGATGCTTGTCTTGTGTATGTCCAAGGTGAGCTTTATGAGAATAAATATTCACTCATTGCTATTATGTATCCCGATGCACATGAAAAAGCAAGAAAACATGATGTGATGAGCTATCTGGCGCGAATTGCCCAGAATTATAAAGATGAAAACTAACCCGCCGAAGCGGGTTTTTTGTGAGATTAGTTATTTATTTTCCTATTTGTTCTTACCCTCTCCCATTCAATTCTGCCTTCTTCACGCCGTTTATCTATATATTCAGCAAGATCCTGAATGTTGATGCAGCGCTTTGCTTTCTGTGATGTACCAACACGATAAGTCGGGATCGGCAACTGGCATGCATTTGCTTTCGCTTCTGCTGTGTTAGGGCTCATACCGAAATACTTTTGGCATACAGCTGACAGCTCAATGTTTGGGGTATTGAATTCAGCCATCAGTAAAAACAAGGTGTTCATAATTTTCTCCATCAAAACCGGCTGCACCCGGGAAAATCATAATTCTGTGCTGGTGGCAGGAATTAATTTCTGCCAGATAGCGGAAACATATTTTGCCTGATGACGGGCATCAGCCAGGGCGTTGTGCCGGTCGCCATCGAAAGGCATGTCCATTTTGGGGTCGAATCCGATGGAACGCCCAAGCGTAACGATCGTGCGTACATCGTGGTCATTCCAGTACGCCCACGGGCAGATTTGTCCTGCTCGCTCGTAAGCTCCACGTAAAATTACGTTGTCGAAGGTGGCCCCGTTACCCCAGACTTTTAAATATTTCGTATTGTCTGCGTGCCGGTTAATGAAATGGTTTAGTTCTGAGAGAGCATCGCTGATCGACAAAGTATCATCAATACAGATTGCAGCTCGCGCTTCAGGGCTTTGTTTCAACCACCACAGGATGGTATCGCCGTCAGGTGTAGCTCCTTGCTTCATAGCACTGTCTAGGCTGACAACCGCATAGAATTCTTGTCCGATGTCTCCGGTTTCTGGAGTGAAGAACACCGCGCCAATGGAAACGATCGGTGCATCCTTATTTTTCCCCATCGTCTCAAGGTCGATCATTAAGTTGTTCATCACTTCACCTCCTGCGGCGGTTCCGGTAGCGGCATCCAGTGAGTTGCTTGCTCAATACCATTACCCGGCTTAATCGTTGCATCTCCTCTCCGAAAGGTGCTTCCGGTATAGCGTGCGGAGCATATTAGCGGTTCAACCAGAGAGCTATCGAAATTCACCGAAATAAGCACGTTCTGGCCCTTTTCAGGCATTCGATCACTACAGCTTATCCAACTATCCGGAGTTCCCGGAGAGTTGCCATTTACATCGAAGTTTGGCTCTGCGTCCTGAACCAAGAGGATGTAACCATTCTTGGCTGTATCAAGTTCTAACGCCTCGGTGACGGTGCCGAAATAGCGATTACCTAAATCAGCATCACAAGTGCTTATATCAATGGAAACTTCCATGCCTTCGATTAATTCTGGCAAGTTGTAAGTTTGGCTTACAGGTTGGCTACCCTGAAGCATGGCGGCGCGGTGACACCAGATAATCCAGCCAAGCGCCATATCCCATGCCATGTATTCTCTATCGCCATTTTTTGCCCTACGGCGATCTACAGATTCCCCGAAACGCTTCTCCATAAATAATTCATAGGCTGCTCGTTCATCCGATACTGCTGCCAGTGATGCCTGTGCAATTTTTAATGCGGTAAGCATGTTGTTTTGATCTTCATCGAGTCCGAACGGTATTTCATCCCGTGCTGACTCAATGCTGGTAATCGTGTTCTGTAACCATTCTTTGGTAAGAGTATTCATAACTATTTCACCTTAATCTCAACATTTCGCAGCTTTAGCTCTACTGGCAAGTCTGACTTTCCTGTTAATGCTAATGCGAGATTTTCAGGAGTAATGAGAGCAGTTATTGTTTTCCCCATCGCCAGACGAATAATCATTCGTATCTCGCGATCGTCACATGCTCCCGGTCGAACAATTGATATTTGTCCGTTCATCTCACTCTCCTTTGATGCCAATGTTTACAGCCTGACAAGCCTCTTTGAGCACCCAGTCAACAGCGTCTTTCCATGCTCCGGTTTCGACTGGCGGATTTTCACTCTTAACCTGTTCATAGAAGCGCACCGCTTTAATCAATCCTTCGGGTGTCAGTGGCACAGGCTGGGCCGTGAATAACGCCTGAATTTCATAGTTCGGCCTGTCGTTGCAATCCTCTTTTGTCGGTACATATTTCCAGTCACCAACCCACGGCTTCTCCTGAAAGTTCGTAACGCCTTTTCTCACGTAGCGATATCGCCATGTCACCGGTTCGGCTTCCAGCGATGCCAGCGCGACTTTAAATGCGGTAAGTACGTTTTTAACCACATCGATTTTGAATACTATTTCATCACATACAAACGATTTATCGTCTACTACCGTTTCAATTCCGGTAATCGTGTTTTGTAGCCATTTGGTTAATTCAGCCATTTTTCATTACCGCCCTTTCGGGCGGTCTCCTGATGTTCTGAGAGTGCAGGAATCCCTCCGGTTAAGGATTTAATAAAATTCACTTCTGATTTAAATTTTTCAGTGTTTTGTTGTCAGGTGGTTTATCGCCTTTATGCTTCAACCTTATTTCTCAGCCATACACAAACCGGACCATCTTCAGTGTCATGAATGGAACCAATGAACCAGCCTTCACCTTCCGGGCGCTCCGGTTTCCAGGAGGCAATATCGGGACCATCTGCGTCCAGATTAAAATCATCTTCATCCATAGTTCTGATGGTCCATTGAAGATTATTTCCCTCCATCCATGCGTTAAACTCTTCCGTTGAAATATGTTCTCTACCATCACAGAATTTTTCATATTCAGGATGCGTCCAGCAGCCATATTCATCACGTACTACTGGTATTTCTTTAATTTCATTCATTTCTGTTCTCCCACGTTTTCAGACTTTCACCACAGAACGGACAAAATGAAACCCGCACTGGTGATTTAGAAAATTCACCGGAACGCAACATCACCAAATCAGGGCCGCGAGTTAAACTCTCATTCCAGATTTTGTATATCAGCAGACCTTTTCGCGCCGTGTATTCAGCATCATGCTCAAGGGATTTTGCCAGTGCTGCACATGGTTCTATCTTATTGCCATTAATTTGGCATTTTGACTCACTCACTGGTTGCCTCCTTTGCGGATCTGCGCTGCGATGCACGAAAAAAAAGACTCTCGCGTATGACTGTTAAGAGCTGGCGCGAACGCCGCGTTAAGAACGGCAGCATCACAGCCGTCATCGATATAGAGCGCAATTTTTTTCTCTAGGCGTGCTTTAGCTTCCTGCAACTGCATACCCCGGCACGCACGCGGGATATACTCAGCAATTTGAGCGATAGATTTTTCGTTCTGTTTAAACATGCTTCACCTCGATAGGCTTGATGGTATCGATCAGCAGTCGGCGGCGAGTATTTTCTGCAAAGTGGCGGCGTCCGGTTTCTTTGTGGTAAAACTCGTTTTTTCCGACGACCCACATCCGCTTTGTCTGGTGCAGTTTTTTTACCTGCGGACCGTCTCGGGTGATAACAATTCCCGTATGAGTTTTTATCACGCTCATTTCTTATTCTCCGGTGCTTTTGGCATTACTGCCCAGTGAGTGATATTGACGTTTTCAAGGTCCCCGACCTGAAATGTCCACTGCCATTCTCCGGTTTCTTTTTGTCCCCAGGTGTACCAGAGAGAACGCCAGCCAATCAGCCAGCCTTCTCCGTTAGCATCAAATAACAGAACACTTTCATTTGCTGGCGGCAGTTCAGCTGACACTGGCATTATTTTGTTTTCCAGTGCCGCACATTTAGCTTCAAGCGCATCGAATTTACGTACCAGGTACTCAGCATTTGTTTCATTCACTTTCAGATCTCGCGGTACACATTTCCCGCGAAGAAACCCTTCCATTTCGAAAACATTCATGCGCATTTGCGTAACTCCGATAACTCGTTAAAACGTTCCATAAACATCCCGTAGGCATGGCCTGGTGACAGTGGAATAACTTTGAACATCTCTGTTGCCGGGATGCCTTCCAGTACAGGCCAGAAAGAGCCATCATCAAGCCCGAGATCGCGGCGTTCGGTTGCCAGCATAATGAGATCGGCATATTTCACTGGCGTGCTCATAACAGGAGGTAACCCGTATTTCTCACGGATTACGGCGTCTATTTTTTCTTCCATCCGTTTATAGTCAGGAAGAAGTCGTTTCAGTGGCGCGGGGATGTCCTGGCAATATGCTTCTGTTGCATCATGCATTAACGCTTCAAAAGCAAATTCCTGCGGCACCAGCTGGCTGCAAAGCACCGCATGCTGGGCGACACTGTAGAAGTGTGAAAGATGTCCTGCAAAGCGACAGATATTTGAAAGGGAAACTGCGATATCGTTAATCACGATGTCGTCTTTATTTATCTTGTCATAATAAAAATGCTTCCCGGAAAAAGTTTTAATAAATGACATTTCGTTCTCCACTTTATATGCGCTGCACCGCGCTGAATTCTGCTAAAAGGAAGCTCTCACCATCCGGTGATTATTGAGTTAATTACGTTTCCATAAATGCCCCCGCAGGGGCATTTGCAGTAATGAAATCAGGCGGTGAAAGTACCAATAAAGGTTTCTACTTTGCTGTCTTTGAATTTCTCAACAAGCAGATCACGAAATTCGTTAGCCATTTCTTCCTGCATCGCTTCCAGCTGAATAATGCGCAGAACCAGTACAGGACGATCGCCAGTGATAATGCTGAGGCGTAATTTAAACGGACGTTCTTTCAGGCCTTCAAACGGAACGCATTTAAATTCAAATGCCACTGGCATAATGTCTTTGGTTTTCGCTTCGACAGACTCCATCAGGGAGCGTTTGCCGCTGAAGTCATTGTCTTCAAAATCAGCGGTCTGGTTTGCTTCAATTGTGATTTTACGGACTGCCGCAGCCGCTTTGGTTGCCTGAATGGTGTCACCATTAGCATCAAAGCCCACAAGGTAGTCGGCCCAGTCTTCAATCCATTCTGCCAGTGACTTCTGGGAGTTACGCTCGCCATTAACAGACAACAGAGCAGAAAACGGTGCTGTCTTTTTCAGTTTGAGGGTGGCGGTGTTATCTGCGTGACCTGGTTCATCAATAGTACCCAGGTTAAGCACACTGACGGCTCGCATATTATCGGCATCGATAAAGCAGCGGGTGCCTTCATCTGCAAGATCTTTAGAATAACGGGTAAAGTCATCGATGCTGGCAGTGGAAAGCGCACCACGGAAACGGAAGCGATTTAAATTAAATTTTTCCAGATCATGAATGCGGAAATTCTCAGGCAATGCCACAGCATCGGCACCAATCTTACTGATAATTTCATTAACACTCTGAGCAGAAATAAGGGCATGGATTTGATTAATTGCGGTTGCGTCTAAGTTCTGAGACATAATAAGTCCTCACTATATAAAGATATTCAGTGATGAGATAAATAATCAGTTTATTACGAACGATATTAACGACCTGCTGCGCGGAGTTTTCCGTCAGGTTCACCGGCAAGAGTCAGTAATTGTCCCTGGTCTTCCTGCAGAATAGTCAGGCGACCACC